GTTGGATTTTTCTGCGGTGAATATGCATTGGCATGAGGAAGCGGAGATCATTGTCATCAAAAAGGGAATGGGTATTATTTCGGTTGATCTGACCGAATACGAAGTTCAGATGGGCGATATTGTTTTTGTGATGTCCGGACAACTGCATGCCATCCGACAGCTTGGGAACAATGCGATGGAATATGAAAATATCCTGTTCAAGCCGTCTTTCCTGCGTTCCGGCGGATGCGATCTTTGCTGGGAAAGCTTTTTGTCACCGATGCTCTCTGCCAATGTCGATATACCAGCTGTAATCGGGAAGGATCATGCGGTATATCGGGAAATTGCAGAAGCAATCGGACAGATTGACCGACTTTGTGATACCAAACCAACAGGATACCAGCTTGCAGTCAAGGGGCATCTGTATCTGCTGCTGTACCATATGCATTCGCAGTGCAGAACATCCGGCAGCAGACCGCCGCAGAAGCATCTGGCGAAGCTTAAAACAATACTTTCTTATGTTGAGTTGCATTATGCTGAACCGATCACCATAGAGGAGATGGCAGGCGTTTGCTTTTACAGTAAATCCTATTTTATGAAGTTTTTCAAGGAAAGCATGGGAATGGGATTTATTGCTTATCTCAATGATTTTCGTTTGGAGATTGCCGCACGGATGCTCCTCGCAGCCGACACAAATATTCTGGACATTGCTACTGCATGTGGTTTTGAGAATCTGTCGTATTTCAACCGTTCCTTTAAGAAAAAATATGGGGTGACACCTGGCAGGTTCAGGAAAAAGTGATTGGGTAATGGTTCGCAAAGATACAAAAACCGCAAAGGATGTCTATCCTTAGGGGGGTTGCCATTGTAAAGGTGAACTGATTTAGATCAAATGACTTTCGGTTTAAAAAACCACCAATAGCGATGATTCCGCTTGCGAGCAAAGGAATCATGCGATAAACCGCACCGTTCCGCAAAAAAAGAAAGTCTCCCAAAAAGGGAGACTTTCAAATGCGTCCAACAGCGCAGACGCTGCGCTGGAGCTTGTGACAGGATTCGAACCTGCGACCATGCGTTGTTTATAAAGTGACGTTTGATTCGTTTTAATAAATGGGGCATTCACCCCGATTCTACGCCGCTTTCTCCGATTCTGCGGCGTGCTCCAGTTTGCCGATGAAGCGATAGTAAATCTCCACCTGCTGAAATACTCTGCCGTCCTCCGCTATTTCCTTGTGGTGCACCACGATTTTGTCAATCAGCTCGTTGAGGATTGAAGCATCAAGCTTGTCTATAACAGTGTATTTCTTGATGAGATTCACGAACTTGTCCGTTGCATCGCTCTCCGCTTTCAGCTGTTCCATCCGCTGTCGCAGATCGGGGAGTGCTTCCTTGATTTCCCTCTGCTCAGATTCATACTGTGCGGATATCGCTTCATAACGGCTTTCTGGAATTCTCTCCAATGCACTGTCCTCATACAGCTTACACAGAATCTTGTCGATATCCTCGAAACGGCTCTGCCTTTTCTCATACTCGGCTTGCAGTTTCTTCGCTTCTTTTGCAGAATCCGTCTGGAACTTTCTCTCCAGAAATGCCTTGAACTGCTTCTTATTATGGCGATAATTCCAAAGCACACTCCGCAAGTCGATCAGCACAAGATCGTACACCGTATCGTAGCGGATATAATGGGACGCACAGTATTCCTTGCCATGGGTCTTGTACATCCAGCAGGAATATGCCCCATGATAAGTGCCGTCCTTTCGCTTTTTCTGTGAGTAGGTGAGGGCGTGACCGCAGTCCGCACAGTACAGAAGCCCTGCGAACATCTGCACTTCGCCTGTCTTGGCAGGGCGGTGTTTTGCGTTCATGATCTTGTGTACCGTGTCCCACAGTTCCTGAGTGATGATTGGCTCATGGCAGTGTTCCACCACAATCCAGTCCTCCCTCGGACACTTCACCACCTGCTTGCTTTTCATGGACTTCGCTCTCTGCTTGCCATACACCAGCCTGCCGAGGTAGACTTCATTGTTCAGAATCACACGGACGGAGGTGACATGCCAGTCAAATTCCTTTCGCCAGTAATCGGATTTGAAGTAGTCGGGATTGTTCTGGTTGAAGTAGGCAATGGGGTTGAGCACCTTTTCCGCACGGAAGATTTTTGCGATCTTGTTGTATCCGATGCCCTCCGCAGTCAGCCGGAAAATGCGTCTGACAACCTCTGCTGCAGGCTCGTCAATAACAAGATGATGTCTGTCATTGGGGTCAAGCTTGTAACCGAACGGCGGCTTAGAACCCATGAACTGCCCAGCTTTTGCTTTGGCTTTCTTGGCAGCCTTTGTTTTCTTTGACACGTCACGAGCGTACATTTCGTTCATCACATTCCGCATGGGGAACATCAGATCATCTTCATTGATTGTGGAATCATAGTGGTCATCCGCTGCAATGAACCGGACGTTCTGTTCCTTGAAATGCTCTACCTGCAAACCGACTTCCACATAGTTTCGACCAAATCGGGACAGGTCTTTCACAATCACAAGGTTGATTTTTCCTGCATGTATGTCATTGAGCAGTTGCTGAAATGCTGGTCTGTTGAAGTTCGTACCGCTGTAGCCGTCATCCACCTAAACGCTGTCGTTGATACAATTCCCGTTCTGTAACGAAAGGGTTGCATTTTCAGAGGTCGAGGGTTGCGTCAGGGTTGCAAATGGTTGCATTCGGTTGCGTCAAAATGCAACCACTTTCAAATGAAAGCCATGCGGGAATAATCGTTGCAAATCGCTGAACATCGAAAATGCCGTAAAATCGGACTTTTCGAGAATCAGAGGGTTGCATGATGGTTGCAATGGTTGCATCTGGGGTTGCATCAGGGTTGCAATGGTTGCATTAAGGGTTGCAACCGGACGCAACCCTCCTCACTTACAAAACAAAAAATGGGGCTGCAACTGCCGAAGTGTATCACTCAGGCAGCCACAGCCCCATTTTTCTATATTCAGTTGTAGCCATTCAGTTTCTGAACTCTACCCGTATATCATCCTTGCTGTAAACAGTCACGCTTTCGACCAGCACACCCCACAGTTCTTCATCAAACTCAGTAATTACACCAAGTTCCTGCACATTTTTGATAAAAGTCTGCATTCTCTGAACGCGCTTGTTTTTCTCGGCTATCTGAGCGATAATGTTGTCATAAGCCGCTTTTGTAGCTTCATATCGCTCCATCGCCGTGCTGTACTTTTTATTGTACTCGTTCTGATCCTGCGGGATTCGAGCGTTTTCAGCGATCAGCTTCTGAACAATATCCGCCAAGAACAGCACCTCGTTATTAGCAGAATCACGCTGTGATTCAAGCTCTGTCATATCGGATGCAAGATCGATTGATTCCCGAAGATTTCTGATGATCTCGTTTTTATTGGTGATCAATTCATTGAATGCACGAATAAATACGGCGTGGATAGCTTCCGCAGTCAAGTTCGGCGTAGAGCATTTGCAGCCTTTGTACTTATGCCCACACTGATAAATGGTTCTGCGGTACTGATCTGTCGAGTGCCATACCTTCGGACTGTAGAAACTGCCGCACTCTCCGCAGATCAGTTTTGATGCGAGAATATCTACGCCACTGTAACGACTCTTGCAGGCATTCCGTCTTTCCATCTCAGCTTGTACCGCATCATACATCTCAGAGGTAACGATGGCAGGATGACTGTTTTCTACATAATACTGCGGAATCTGCCCGTCATTCTTTTTCGTTTTCTTGGTGAGATAATCGGGCGTGAAAGTCTTTTGAAGTAAAGCGTCACCCTTGTATTTCTCATTTGTCAGTATACTCTTGACTGTTGATGCAGTCCATTTCACCTTACCGCCCGGTGTGAGGATATGGCGTGCGGTCAGTTCTTTGCCAATGCCATGCGGCGTTAAACCTGACAGGAAAAGCCTGTAGATCTCACGGACTACAGCCGCTTCCTTTTCATTGACAATCAGTTCGCCATGCTCGCCCCTGTCGTAGCCGAGGAAGCGTCCGAACGGAACGGAAACCTTACCATCAGCCATGCGCCGCCTGTGTCCCCATGTCACATTCTCTGAAATGGAACGGGATTCTTCCTGGCTGATACTTGATAATATACTAAGCATCAGCTCACATTTTGAATCGAATGTCCAAATGTTCTCCTTCTCGAAGTAGCACTCCACATTATACTCCTTCAGCTTGCGAATCGTAGAAAGGCTGTCCACAGTGTTGCGGGCGAAACGGGATACGGATTTTGTGATAATAAGATTGATACCACCGTTCAGTGCCTCCTCGATCATCGCCTGAAAGCCCTGTCTGCCCTTAATGCTGCATCCGGAAATGCCCTCATCTGCGAATATTCCGGCGAATTCCCAGTCAGTGCGACTCTTGATATATTCGGTGTAATAATTCACCTGTGCCTCGTAAGAACTCTGCTGTTCCTCGTGGTCGGTAGACACACGGGCATAGGCTGCGACCTTTCGCTTGACCGTAGCCGTCAGCGGCAAATCGGTAAACCGGCTGAGCCTCGGCGGAATTGTGGTTACGGTTTTTTCTATAGCTTGTGCCATATCTTTTCACTCCCGTCTTTGTAAATGAATTTCAAAGCATCGTCCAAGACAATGATCTGGTCAATGCTTCTGTTGAACATCTCATCATCAAAATCCGATGTTCCGAGGATGTGGCTTGTAATCACTCTGAGCTGATAATCGGTATAGTTCACATTATCGCAGATGTGCTTCTGCTTGCCGTAGCATTTCCAGTAGCACCAGCGGTTCTTTCCATTCGACCTGTGGTAGACCGTTCCGCATTTTCCGCAGATAACTCTGCCGAGGAAAACGTCTGTCACAGTATGCGGATGCTTGGCTGGATGCAAGTGCAGGTTGTTCCAAACTCTGCGCTCTCCGTTTTTCAGTGTGAAATGAATATTACCTGACACATCCACAGACATTGCTTTGATTCTGTTCTCATAATCTGCGCCAACTGTAACCCTGCATATCTTGATAAGTTCATCTTCAGCAAAGTTGTCACTTTTACAAGTGCGCCCTGTTTCCTTTTTACTCCGGCAAATCCAATGCACATAGGTGCGCCCGCGCTGCTTGGCTTTCTTGCGTGTATAGGTGTTTCCGCAGCATTCGCACTTTATAAGCCCTGTAAAATAATAGGTTGGGTTCATCATTGCATTGCGGCGTTTCAGTTCTTCCTGTACCAATGCGTAGGTTTCCCTGTCGATGATTGCTTCATGGCAGTCGCTGTATAGGTACTGCGGCAGTTCGCCGTTGTTGCGTACTTTCACTTTGCTGATTGGATCGGGCGTGAAAGACTTCTGCCGAAGGATATCCCCAGCATAGACCTCGTTGACAATGTGATTCCGCACGGAGCCTTCCTGAAAATTGTTCCCCTGAATCGTATGAATCCCTGCGGCAGTCAGTTTGTCTGCTATCTGCTGATAAGAATAGCCCTCTAAAAATAATTTGAACATATAGCGGACGGACTCTGCTTCTTCGGGGATAATCACATACCGCTGCAACTGTTCGTCATATTGGTAGCCGAGAATGTGCTTGTTCGCTGTACCGATCGTTCCTTTCTGAAAGCGTTTCCGGATGCCCCATTTGCAGTTATCGGAAATGGAGCGTGATTCCTGTTCAGCGAAACTTGCCAGAAGCGTTATCATCACTTCTCCCTCCGCTGACAGCGTGTGGACGCCCTCTTTTTCAAAACGGATCTCAATGCCCAGTTCTTTCAGATGCCGCACAATATTCAGCAGATCCACGGTGTTGCGGGCAAGGCGGCTGATGCTCTTGCAGAGAATAATGTTGATGAGTCCTTTTTCGCAGTCTGATAAAAGCCGCTGCAATTCCGGTCTATTGTCCATGCTTGTGCCGCTGATAAAGCTGTCAGCATAAACGCCTGCATATTCCCATTCAGGATTTTTCTGGATCAGGTCGCTGTAGTAGCTTACCTGTGCTGAAAGCGAGTGCATCAGGCGTTCTGTTTCCTTTGACACACGGGCATAAGCAGCGACTTTCAGGCGAGGCTTTATCAGTGGTACTACCGGCTCGATTTTTGTGATGATCGGGGCGGTTTCCGGCGAGTTTTCGGTCATTTGACACTCCTCCTTTCAGCTACCATGTTACCGCCTTATCAGGGATTAGTCAACGATTTTCTGCGGTATATCGGTAAATAATACGCCGATTTTAGGCTGGTATTTTGCCTTCATCTTTGTATCAATTACGCTGTATTCCTCTGCGGTCAGGAGTCCACATTCAAGCATTTTTTGAAACAGCTTCATCGTCACAAGATAGGTCAGTTCGTTCTGATTCATATGATACACCTCCGTAGCGGTGAGTAATATAACAAGCGTGTGAGCAGTATTTTCGCTTGTGTCCCCGATAATCAGAGAATTCCTTTCCGCAAGCAGGACAGCGTTTCTGAATGATAGCGGTATGATTCATAAGCTCCGGATGTTGATGCCAGTAGAGACGCTGACATTCAGAAGAACAGAAGGTTTTCTGCCGATGCCCCGGTGTGTTGACGAGAGGCTGTCCACAGCGTTTACAGCAGCCTGACGGTATTTCTGGCATATCATGGGGAACATCAAGGGCAGGTGCTTTACTTGACGGATTTCGGCTGAAATATGATTTTATTGTACCGATCGGCAAGGATAAGACAGCCGCGATATCCGCATAGGTGCTTCCGTTTTCACGCATTTCATTTATTTGTTGCTTTTGTAGATCTGTCATCGCATACCTCCTCACAGTTGATAAAGGGTTACAGTATATGAAAAAAAGAAGGGCAGAGAATCATCCCTGCCCCTCATGCGGATCACGCTTTCACGAGCGTACCCTTGTAGGTGTCATCGCCAATCTTGATAGTTGCGGTCACGGTGGTGTCGGGCTTATCGGGCGCAGGCGTGGGAGTAGGTTCTGCCTTGCCCCAACCATTCAGCCCTTTGCCCTTGATGATAGTCGTGAAGTCCTTATAGCAGATATCCAGATCGACATTTCCGTTGATACCGTCAACCTTGCCCTTCTCGGAATACTGCCAGATGCCGTATGCGCCGCTGTAATTGGTCTTGTCCACCCAGTGCGCCAGCCAGATCGTGTAGCGGGACTTGATGTCATCGGCAGTGTGCGTGGTGAGAGAAGAAGCTGAGCCGTACAGACCGACAAAGTAACCGGCTTTCTCGACCTTTTCAAGAAATGCACGCATGATTGCGGATACCTTCTCCTTGCCGAGGTCGAACTGCTTTTTTTCTTCCAGATCGAAGTACACAGGCATCTCGAACTGCTTTCCCTTGATGACCTTGAGGAACACATCCGCTTCCAGTCTTGCCTCGTCCTCGTCCATCGCATAGGAGTACCAGTAAGCACCAACAGGGATACCGGCATTTTTAGCACCGGAATAGTTCTGCTCAAACTTCTCGTCCTTCTGCTTTTCGAGTCTGCCGAAGCCTGCACGCAGGATCGCAAATTCGATGCCGTCAGCTTTGACCTTGTTCCAGTCGATATTGCCGTTGTGAACGCTCACATCAATCCCCTTCATATCCTCGCCTCCGAAATATTTGTAGAAATCATCTGTCACAGTGCTATTGCCATGCACTTCATCACCGTACCACTTGCCGTTCGGACGCACATCCACATGCGTGTAGATATATGCCGCAGTAATGTTGGCAATGCCTCTGAAACCGATGTCCTGTGCCTTACAGCAGACCACCTTAGAACTGATCGGCTGTCCGTCCTGCCCATAGCAGCAGATATCCGCTGCATTGCCGAGTGTGTGCTGACCAGTTCCGCTGCCGCCTACATTCTTATCATGTGCTGTGCATCTGTAACCAGAGGTCACGATGATTTTACTGCAATTGAGGGCAGTGAACAGATTTTCGAGCTTTTCAATAAGCTCCGGATTGTTCAGCGTTTCATGTTCCTTACCGCACTTGCAGCGGAACTCGCTGATATTGAAATGCGGGGAAAGCTGTGTGGTATCGGAATACTCGTAGGTCTTACTCATTTCTTATCATCCTCCATGTTATCAATCATTTCCTGAATTTCGTCATCAATATGAGATGCCCGTTTCTGAAGAACCTCGATAGCTTTCTTGATCGCTGGCGGATACGGGATGCCCATGAGACTGGTGTTCTCGATAATCGAAAGCAGCTCGTTCACGCAGAAGCCGATACAGGTCGCATCACGGATGTAGGTCGTGCCAATGAGAATATCCATTCGGACAGCGACCACAACCATGAGCAGGATGCAGAACTTTTTCGCAAGCCCTACCCAACCGGCTTTCGAGCTGAGTCTGCCGGTCTTACTGTGTTTCGATTTACCCATAGAAGCGGCAATTAGACCTGTCGTGAAGTCGATTGCCATGAACAGCACAAGCGTGATGAGAGCAGAATCCCATCCGCCGAGCAGTGCCGCAAAAAAGCCGCCGATCACTCCGGCGGCGGTACAGATATTTTCTTTCATATTCAGACCTCCAATACTTTGATATTCCGGATATACGGATGTGTATTGTCTGTGACAGCTTTCCATGCAAGGTAATAGTCGCCGGATGTGATGTTTCCGCAGTCAATCAGCACAGTGGCGTAATTGTCTCCCGTTTGCAGCCAGTTGAACGGAACTGTGACTGCCTGTCCTGCCGTGATCGTTTCGTGGATATATCTTGCAGTTTCCGCCGGGGACAGAGTACCTGCATTCTTCGGCACAAGCCACATTTCACCCACATCCGCAGCACCGGAGCGATAACTGAACAGGATAGATTTTGCAGGCGTGAGTGCAACAGGTGTGACACACTGCGTATAAATGGTCGCACCCCAGTTGAAGTCCGGCTGGTTGTAATACAGCGCATAGCCGTTCTCCTCCGAGCAGAAATTCGGATAGGATTCCGCAAAGCCCGAAAGACTGCGATAGCCGTCATTGTAGAAAGTGTAGACTTTTTCGCCGTAGTCGTGGAGCGTGTCGATGGATGCCTTGAACAGTGTGATATCCGGCTTTGTCTGCGGAATTTGCAGCACCTTCGACACAAGCGTATTCAGCTTTTCAGATTCCGATGCAGATACACCCATCGCCACAAGATTTCTTGCAAGCTGGTCACGCTGATTATCCAGCTCTGTCAGATAATTTGCAATGCTCATTCAGTTCACCTCCACGATAGCTGCCAGTGCATCCTCTACGCCAGAGAGAGCGTCCTCAACAGCGGCAAGCCTTGTATTGATTTCACTGATAGAAGTTTTCGCACCCTGCATATCATAGAGGATTTCCGTCTTAAAACGCTCAAATACACCCTCATTCACGCCCACACGCTCGTTCAGGTTCATAGCGGCAGTGTATGCCTCATTCCATCTGCTCACATGGGACTCTGTGATGCTGTTCAGCGTTGTAAGGTTGTGATGCCAGTGCGCCTGACCGACCACAGTTGAAATGGAACCCATGTCGTCCAGCATTTCCTGTGTAATGTTGTCAAGCACAGCCTTATTGGAATGAGAATGTGACTGTGCGGAAACCTCACTGAGACCTGTGGACAACCCGTGCAGGGCAGTGGCGGTCGATGCCTGAAATGTGGTCAGGTCACGGATATACTGCTCTGTGATGCTGTCAAGCACATCCTTGTTTTCATGCGTGTGTGCCGTATTGGAAAAGTTGTTGACGGATTCAAAGAGCGTGTGAATCTGCTCTCTTGTCCAGTCCTCAAAGGGCTGCCACTCGGCGATAGCATCGATCATTGCTTCGGTGATGCGGTCAAGCACTTCCTGATTATTATGGCGATGCTTGTACTGCTGAAGGTTCAGAATTTCCTCGTTGACCGTCTGAATGTCATAGATCGTGCTGTCCTCGAACTGCTGCAAACCCTGCAAATCTTCCAACAGAGCCGCAGTCAGGCTGTCAAGAACATCCTTGTTGGCGTGCGTATGCGCATCTTCAGCGACAGGTGCAATCTCACGCTCGATAATGGTTGTGACCTCAGTTGTCTTCGGATATTCGGACATATCCGGCGTGATGCCATCCTTGCCCTTCAGACTTTCGAGCCATTCTTCCTCTGTACCAACATACCCATGCTCCACAGCGATCTCATACGCAGATTTGCCGTCAAGCCCGTGTTCTGCGTCCTCGATGCGTTTGAGAAGCTGTGTATACAGATCAGGAGTCGGCGGAATGGGCGGTTCTTCACCCTCAAAGCCGGATTCACGGATATTCAGTGTGACCGGAACTGTTGTCGCTCTCACAGTCGTATCCGATGCGGTATCATAGCCGTAGATACCCATTTTTACCGCACCCACATGAAGCTCCGCAGGCAGATAACAGCTTGTACCATCTGTTCCGAGGACAATGCTGTACACCTCATCACACTGCGAGAACTGCACGACCTTGTGAAAACGCTTCCAGTCGCCGTCAAAAGTGAATTTGAACTGTACATACTGGATCTGGTGATCCGCAAGCACCTCACGCTCCAGAATCTCGATGCTCTGGTTTTTAACAATAAACTTCCACATTATTCCTCACCGACCTTCCACTCGTGATTTTCCTCATCCCATTCCATAAATCCGTCAAGGCAGTTGATCCTTGTAAGACCGGAAACAGCAATGCCCTGACCGCCTTTACCGTCCCAGCTTGTACCCTTCGGGATTGCCTGCCACTGCTCAAGGCTGCCATCATAGGTGATCGTTTCAAGATTCTGACAGTAATTGAAGCAGTGTTCTCCGATTCGTGTGACGGTGTTTGCAATTGTAAAACTGTTCAGTGCTGTACAGCTTCCGAACATATACCCGCCGATCACTGAACCTTCATAGCGGACAGTTGTTAGTCTGGTACAGTCACGGCAGGCATAATTTCCAACGGTTGCAACATTCGGCGGAATCGTGAGTGATGTGAGAGCTGCCCCCCAGAAACATCCGCCACCGATGGCAGTTACAGCCTGCGGAATCGTGATGCTTGTCAGCTTTCCGGCTGCACCCATCGTTTCATCTGCGGGCATAAATGCGGTGCTTCCGATAGAAGTTACTGTGGTAGGCAGCGATGCCGATTCAAGATTCAGACACCGGATAAACAGATCATCACCGACACTTGTTACACCTTCTGAAATCACAACACTCTTGACATCATCATTTCTGTAGAACGGAGAACGGTTTGAACTGCCGTAGTCGTATGTGTCACCGGTACCTTTCAGCAGCACCTTGCCGTTGGAATACATAGCATAGAACACATTTTCGCCGCACTGACCGGCAGCAATAATGTCCCCGATATCCTCAACCTCTGCTTCAAGCTGATCTACTTTATTGGTCAGTTCCTCGATGGTCTCATTGTTTTCCTGTACCTCAGCAATAAGCTGCGCCATCTGTGCCATCAGGTCTGTGACTTTGCATTTGCCGAGAATACACTTGCAGTAGCCGCAGACATTTGCGTCCTCGCGGTAGTCATACCAGTCACGCTCCGTCAAGGATGTTGCACCCGGATTCAGACGCACAGCGTACATGAGCAGTCTCACATGATCGGCATCTTGCGGAATGGTCGGAAGCTGCGGACTCTCTGCCGGAGTGCCGGGAAAGAGCTTCAGCGTGACGCTGCGGACGGATTCTGTGGTGTCCAGATAAATCGCAATGCCGACATAGCGCGGCAGAGACTCGTCCATATAGTCGGAAAGATCAATGCTGTATCGGGCATCGTTGATGAAGTAGTGTCCGTTGATCCACGCTTTGCCGGTACCCAGAAGCACGCCGAGACCGCTGGACGCAGCCGTCAACTTGAAATTCTGCCCGTAGGTGTCAAGAATACCGTTGCAGATGATAGAGGACAGATATGAGGTGAAGTCCTCCGCTGTATAGGTGCGGTCAAGCCCCTTTGAATTGAAAAAACCACTGTAAAAAGCCATAAGTTATCCCTCCTTGAATGTGGGCGTAAGACTGCGCCCGTTCTGGTCAAAGCCTTCAATCATGCCGACGAGCTGTATTTTCGGCTGAATCATGCCGAACCGCTTATGCTCCACAGTCACATAGTCACCGACATAATAATCACGGTTGTAGACATACTGCGAGTTGTTCGCAGCGATCTCTGATTCCGAGGCTGTTTTCGGATCGACCAGGTTTTCCGAGCCTCTTGTCTTCAGCAGGTTGATATATTTCTCCTCTGGAATCGGAACGGTCTCGCCCTCGACCTGTTCTGTTTCGGAAATATCGTCAGCGTCCACATACAGCTCATAGCGATCAAGATAGGTCGGTTCTATGTCGATGAAGAATGTGGTGCGTTTGCGCTCCTCACCCTTGCCCTGACCGAAGATATATGCGAAATTGCGCTGCACAGAAGCATCGGCGGCATAGCTGAAGGACAGCAGATTGCTGTATGCGTCCGAGAAAATGATGTGGGGATTATCTTCCTGCATCAGACTTCTGTCCTCTCCCTGTACAAGATCAAACACCATGCGGTACTGCTCACCGGAATCTTTTACAAGCCGGATATTCGCAGTGCCGCCGATTTTCTCACAAATCGTATACACCCATTCCATCAGATTGGCATAGGATATTTGTAGTGTTGTGGTCTGCTCCCAACAGGTGCCAGATACAGTGCCGAGGGAAAGCCCCGGAATTTTCCGACTGTCAGATAATAATGTGTTCTGCGTGACAACCTCATGCACAATTTCTGAATACGCCTTTTCTGCGGTCACATTGTAGGTCGGATGAATGATGCGACGTTCCAGCAGACACATGAGGAATCTGCCTTTGACCGTCAGATAGTCGCCGTTTTCGACATCTGTATTGATGAGAACGGATTCGATAATGCCGAAATGCTGACTGTCATCATCTCTGCCGACAATGCGCCCCGGCTGGAAGATGTCCACATTCTGCGGATTGGCGGCGATATACACTTCAAAGCTGCCGCATTTGTAGTATTCGATGTCCCACAACAGACTTGAAAATGTGTCGCATATCGCTTCAAGCGTGATCGTGAGGGTATCGTTCTCCGCTGTCATCTTGTAAACTTCAATCTGCAAAACTACACCCCCAGATACGCATTGGTGTGAATGATCTTCACACGCAGTTTTGTCAGTCCTGTGCCACGAAGATAAAAGCGGTTCTTGCCCTCACGCAGCGTCAGCCAAGTTGAGCCGGAAACAAGGCGGTTGATGATATTTGTCTTGACACCGCCCCTGTCGAGCGTTACCGTTTTGTTTCCTGTTTTGGTAGTAATCGTCACAATATCTCCTGCAAGAAGGTCGCCTGTGATCTGCAAGTATTCATCGGTGTCGGCATTATACAGTGTCGGAGAACGGACATCTTCGAGGGCTTCAATTTCGAGCGTGAAGCCTGTCTCATCGCCGTCATTGATGATTTCCATGATATTCTGTGTGTTATACTTGCCGAGGATAAAAGGCTCTGGATTGCTTTCTGTCGGGAACGGGAATGTGAATGCACCTGTGATCTGAGAATAATATGCCATGACAGATTCCGTGGAATACCAGTAGATGTCAGGACACAGAATAGAAATCTGCCCGGTTGTGAGCATCTCAAAATTCTGTACCTCGCAGGTTTCCACATAGCCGGTAGTAAAAACATCGATGCCTGCGGTCTTGTAATAGACCTTGATAAATCGGCTCGGTTTCACCACCTTGTAGAGCTGATGCCGGCGCTTTTCTACACCGATTCCGCGCATCTCAAAGGAAATGACCACATTCCGCTTCTCGATGAAGGCGTTGTTCAAATAGCTGCCGTCCATGCCTGCGTAGGAGGAGGTGCTGATCGTGCCGGGCGGCGGGGAAAGTCCTTCGATCTTTGAGGTCATATACTGGTTTGCTGTTGCCGTCATGTCGATCTGGTCTCCGGCTTCATTTTCTAAGATTAAGCTGAAAAACATAGCATCGCCTCCTTGCTTTTTCTATAGGATTGATGTATAATAAAGAAAATATGTAAAAGGAAGATGATTATGGGTGATGCATTTAAGTATCCGGCTATTCCGCCATGTCAGTTAAATGAGAATAGTCCTATCATTGGAGCTAATGGTAAACAGATATCCACCCTGACTGATTATTGGAAATGGGCGCATTCTGATTTGCTTGGTAACACTGAGCGTGGGATACTCGCTGAATACTTGGTTAAACTTGCTTTGGAAATTTCTGGTAACCGTCTTTCATGGGATAAATATGATTTGCTTTATAAAGATCATATCAGAATTGAGGTTAAATCCTCTGCTTATATTCAGACATGGTCTCAAAAGGAACTCTCTGCAATATCTTTTAGCATTAGACCTTCTTTCGGTTGGAATGCCAATACCAATTCGTATGAAGATACTCAAAAGCGGCAATCAGATATTTATATATTCTGCCTCTTGACCAGCAAGGAGCAAGAAACGATTCAGCCAACGGATACATCACAGTGGGAGTTTTACATTTTGCCGACAAGAGTGTTGGATGAGCATAAGCCATCAGCGAAATCAATCTCACTGTCCGCATTGACGAAACTCCCTGTTCGGAAATGCAGATTTGAAGAATTAAGACAGAATCTTGATGAAATGATAGAAGTAAGTTTAGGTGAATAGAATGGATAGATCATCAAAAATAGAACTCACAAATATGTGCCTGATTTATGATGACAAGCGTGTGCTTGTACAGGAAAAACAAGGTTTGAAAGAAAAGTATAAAGGCGGCCTTGTTTTTCCGGGCGGTCATGTTGAACCCGATGAATCACTGCTCGATTCCGTTATCCGTGAGATGAAGGAAGAAACAGGACTCACCATCCACAATCCGCAGCCGTGTGGCTTTAAGGATTGGATATTAGAGGATGGAACACGGTATATTGTTCTGTTATATAAAACGGATCAGTTTGAAGGAGAACTAAAAAGCTCCGAGGAAGGCAGAGTATTCTGGCTTGACAGAGATGAGATTGACAGTGCAAACCTGATCTGGAATATGCGTGAACTAATGCAAATATTTGAAACAGATAGTTTCAGCGAATTCTTTTTCAAAATACAGAATGGTACTTATGAAGGTCAGCTATTAGGATGAAATAAGTATAAGGGCAGGATTTCTCCCACCCCATTACACATTCAGCGCATTCCGCGTCTGACGATAGATTTCCAGCCGTGACAGTGATTTCGGGCTATTATTCGTCTGATTCACTGTGCGGCTGTTGTCGTTGTTGTAGTAGTTGTTGACCACACCGCCGCTGCCGCCGTCCAGCATTGCGCCCGAAATGCCGTCAAACTTCACATCAAAGCCCGATTGCATTGTGAGCGACATCGCATCGGCTACAGAGGACACAGCCTTTTCCACATACTTCCTGCTTTTGTTGATACCCTGTGCAAGTCCCTTCATGAAGTCCGGCATCCAGCTCTCAAACTCGGAAAGCGGCCCTTTGTCCGGCACCGAGAAGTGCAGATAATCGCTGATTGCTCGTGCGACATCCGCAACTGTATTGATGAGACTGCCAAGCATATAGTTCAGACCGTTGATAAGATTCTGCATGAGGTCGCGTCCCCAAGACCACGAGCTGTTGACCTTTTCCATGACCGCCTGATAAACAGAATTCATCGCACCGGATACTGCATCCCGCACACCGCCGAGCCTGTCATTGATGCCGTTTTTGATGTTATCCCAGATAGACAGCACAGCATCTTTGACCTGATTCATCGGCTGCCTAACAATATCCGGCATAGCGTTCCAGATGGTCGTAACAACGGATTTGATGCCGTTCAGGACTGTATTGACTACATCCTTTGCGGCACCCCATGTGGTAGTGATGACGGATTTGATGTCAAGCTGTCCGGTCTGGATCAGGTTTTTCAGTGCCGTCCATACTGCCGTGACGATCTTTTTAATGCCGTTCAAAGCGGATTCAATGACAGAAGATACAGCTTTCCATGTTGTGGTGATGATCTTGCGGATTTTCTCTAAAGCGGATGTGATTACAGATACAACTGCTTTCCAGCCGGAAGTAATACCGCTTTTGATCTGCGACATGGTTGTATCAATGGCTGCGTTGGCATTTGACCAGACGGTTTTGACCGTATCAAAGACCTGCGTCATGAAGCCCTGCACCGCAGTAACAACATTGGACAGTGCGCTCTGAATCACGCTGCTGATTTTTTCGGCAAGACCGCCGGCAAAATTATTGACCGCATCGCCGACAACACCTGCGTTTTCGTTGATACCGTCAGCCAATCCCTGCATGAAGTCGGGCATCCAGCTCTCAAAATCCGCAAGAGGTCCCTCATCAGGTACAGAGAAGTGCAGGAAGGACTTGATTTTGTTTGCAACACCTTTGACAGCGTCTGCAACTTTATTGATACAGCCCTTGATGCCGTTCACGATTCCGTTGATGATGTCAGCACCCCACTGAAATGCCTGCGATGCAAGATTCTTGATGAAGCTGACCGCAGCATTAAAGCCGTTTTCAATGGTTGTCTTGATTGCTGTGATCTTCTGAGATACAGCGGATTTCACGTTCTCCCAGATATTCGATACCGTCGTTTTTATGGCATTCATCACATTGGATACTGTATTTTTGATGCCGTTCCAGATGTTGCTGACCGTAGAGGAGATCGTATTCATGACGCTGCTGATAAATCCGCTGATAGCGTTCCATACAGAAGAAACGACAGCATGAATTGCATTCAGCACAGCCGAGATGTGTGCGCTGATGCTGTTCCAGATGCTGGATACCACAGACCAGATCGCATTGAGAATACCGGAAATAAAGCCGGAGATTGCATTCCATACTGTAGAGATCACACTGCTGATTGCATCCATCACCGTGGTGATGGTCGTAGAAATCGCATTCCAGATCGTTTCAAAAAATGACCGGATCGCTTCGAGAACAGTTGAAACAACAGTTTTAATCGTTTCCCATGTTGTAGTGATCTTTTCGTGAATCCAGTCCATCACACGGGAAATGATAATGTGGATCGCTTCAAAAATCGTCTCGAACAGATACCTGAATGCATCCAGCAGCGGAGAAATGAAATCGTAGATCGTCTGCCAAACAGTAGAAATGACCGTCCAGATCGCATTCAGCACAGTGCTGATCGCTGTATGGATCGCATTCCATACGGTTGTGATGACCGTTTTGATGAGGTTGATTTTTGTAGTTACATCATTGTAGATTGCCGTCCAGATGCCGACAAAGAAGTTCTTGATGCCTGTCCAGATCGTAGTGAAGAATGTTGCAATGCCGTTGATGACACCGGAAAAGAAGTTTTTAATACCATTCCAGATATTGACGAAAAAGTTCTTGATCGCCGTCCAGACATTTACCCAGAACTCTTTCACTTCGTCAAGGCTTGTGCCGAAAATGTTGCACAGCACATTCATATAGTTTTTGAGCGTATCTTTCAGGAAATTCCAGACCGCTACAAAAATGCCCTTAATGCCGTTCCAGACCTTGTCCCAGTCACCGGTGAAGATACCGATGAAAATATCCAGTACATTCAGAATGGTGTCTGTCACAAACTTGAAGATGTTAGCGATTTGCTGAAAAACGCCCTCAAAGACAGGTGCAAGGAATTTACAGAGTCCGTCCCATACAGCCTTGATGACCTCACCGATGTTTTTGAAATCAAAGCCGAGTGCATTGACTCGGTCAACGATTCCCTGACAGAAATTATTGAAAATACTCTTGATCTGTTCCCAGATCGCAGTGATCTTGTTTCGGAAGTCCTCATTGGTACGCCACAGATGCACGAAAGCCGCCACCAAAGCGGCAATCACCGCAATGACAGCGACCACAGGCGCACTAATCCCGCCGATAGCGGCACCAAAGGAACTAAACGCCGCCTTTGCACCTGCGATGATAGTCGGAAGATTTGAGATAAACTGCATCAGCTTGCCGACTGTGACCATTGTTTTGCCGACAACCACAAGCAAAGGTCCCAGTGCCGCCGCTACAAGTGCGATTTTTACAATGGTTTCTTTGGTCGCCGGATCCATCTGATTCAGCTTATCCACAAGTGCCTGAATCTTACTGACAATTGTACGAATCGCAGGCATCAGAATCTCACCGAAAGAGATAGCAAGCTCCTGTAGTTGCGATTTCAGGATGGTGAGCTGTCCGCCGAGGTTGTCCTGCATGACAGCAGCCATCTTTTCGGTCACGCCATTGTAGCCGTCGATTTCGTCTGAACAAGTGTTGATCGCACCTTCGAGCTTTTCGATGTCGCCCGGTGCAGCGTTCATAAGAGCCAAGAAGCCGGACATGGCATTTTTGCCGACCAGTGTCTGTGCGGCGTTTGCCTTTTCCGATTCCGACATCTGAGAGAATGCCACACGGCAGTCCGCAAGGATATCGTTCAGGTCACGCATCGAACCGTCAGCGTTTGTAGTTGCGATCTCGATCTCTCCGAAGCTCTCACCGCAGAATTTTACCTCTCCGGCAAGCGCATTCATCATAGATCGAAGCGCCGTACCTGCCTGTGAACCCTTGATACCGCTGTTCGCCATGAGACCGATAGCTTCCGCCGTGTCCTCGCAGGAGAATCCCAATGCACCTGCAACAGGCGCACAATATTTGAAGGTTTCACCCATCATGGACACATTCGTGTTAGCATTCGAGCTTGCCGCCGCAAGTACATCTGCGAAATGTCCGGAGTCAGCCGCCGTCAGTCCGAAAGCGGTCAGAGCGTCAGTAACGATATCAGATGTGGTAGCCAAATCCTCACCGGAAGCGGCAGCAAGGTTCATAATACCTTCGATACCGTCAAGCATATCTCCAGTTTTCCAGCCTGCCATCGCCATATAGTTCATGGCTTCTGCGGCTTCGGATGCGGAGAATTTCGTCTTTGCACCCATCTCACGGGCTTTGTCTCTCAGGCCTTGCAGTTCATCACCGGTCGCACCGGATACAGCAGCGACCTTGCTCATGGCAGTATCGAAATCTGATGCTGTTTTCACAGCGGCAGTTCCGGCGGCGAGAATAGGCACAGTTACATGGGTTGTCAGTGTTTCACCGACATCGGCGATCTTGCCGCCGACCTTTTCAAGCGTTTCACCCGCCTGACCGATTTTCACCAGAGCCTCTTGGGATTTGCTTGCCTCCGTTTGCAGGCTCTGAAGCTCCTGCTCGGTCTCGATGATCTCACGCTGGAGTGCATCGTACTGCTCCGGGCTGATCGGATTACCGAATTCATCGGACACATCCTTTGCCTGCTGTTTCAGAGAGGTCAGTTCATCAGTCGTTTCCTTGATCTCACGCTGCAAAGAATCGTACTTCTCCTGTGAGATCTGTCCTTTAGAAAGCTGCTCATCGGCAGTTTTTGCCTGTTCCTTCAGCTCTTTCAGCTTGGTTTCGGTCTCACCGATCTTCTGTTTGATCGGATCATACTTTGCCTTCCAAGCATCGTAGTTGTCTTTGGTTTTGGCGGCTTCCTCGCTGGCTTTTTTCAGGGTATCCAGTCGTTCCTTTGTGCTTTTGACAGCATCACCGAGCAACTTCTGCTTCTGAGCAAGCAGCTCTGTATTTTTCGGATCGAGCTTCAGCAGCTTTTCGACATCCTTGAGCTGCGTCTGCGTGTTCTTGATGTTTTTATCAACGGATTGCAGAGCCTTACTGAGTTTCGTAGTATCGCCGTTGATCTCGACTGTAATACCCTTAATTCTTCCTGCCATGCGATATCACCTGCCTTTCAGGAAAAATAAAAATACCTACTGTGGTAGGTAGACAAGTAGGCTGGATAGGTGTATAATATGGCTATCTCCTGTGCAGTGTTTCGGCTATGCTTTTGTGATACAGTTCTCTCGGCTCAAAGCCGATTCCGACATAAAACAGATGCATCACAGCACCTGCACCGAAGGTAGAAATGAGTGTACCGATACCGACAGTGCCGCCGAGCAGCCAGCCAAACAATGTGACGAGTGCAAACAGCAATATCTCAACCACACCTATTGGCATCTTCGGCAACCGCTTTCCGATGGCAATCAGCAGACCGTCTTTCGGGCCGCAGCCCTGTTCCGCCTTCATATACACATACATTCCCAGAGCAATAAACAGAAATCCGAAAAGCATATATGCGATGCCAAGCCATACGCTGTGGTTTTCGGGATAGGGAGATATATTACACAATAGCTGTGTAAGATTTCCCGTAGTGACTGCATCAAACAGTGTTGCAAAGCCGATGCGCTCACGTAAGAGTAGCTGTAATATGACCGCCGTGAGAGATATCGCCATCATTGTACCGCCATAATTCAGCGGCGTATGACAGGATATCCCCACAGCGAGGCAGTCCCACGGTGCCAGACCGATGTTTGCATATATCGTCAGATATACACCGAAGGAATAAATGGTAAGTCCGAGAAGGATTTTCAGAAATTGCCGCACGATGATATCCGCACTTTTTCGGGATATTTTCCCAGAACTGCCGCGCTTTTTTGGCTTAGAAGGCGTCCATCTGCGCCTGAGTTGCCTTATACGGGTAATTATAGTCATCATTATCCCTTTCAATGAACATCTCATTGACCATCCCGATAGTGAGCAGATCAAGGTCGGATAAACTCAGCCCGATCTGCACACATCGGAGAAGGAACAGCGGCGTTGTCATCTCGCGGTCAACTGGGCGAGATTTTTTTTTGACTCTGCCTGCGTCTCCAGATTCATGCCCCACAGTTCAAAAAGCTGCGGCAGCACCTCGTAGATCGAGAAGCAGTTGAACTGTTCGAGCCAGTCGTCCGGGCTGTCAGGAACATTCTCCGGATCAGCGTGCTTTGCCATCGTCCATGCGATGTTCTCGAACACCTCAAGGCTCTCGATGCCGAGACCGGAATCCTGCTCATCGCTCTCGTCCACGGAGTCCTTCAGTGCCGCAAAATCCTTGAAGATGTCCTTGCGGAACTTTGCACGATAAAGGCGAGGCAGTGTTGCGCTCGCCTTGAAAGGAACCTCGATACCGTCAACAGTGATGATTTTCTTGATAGCCATATTCTTTCTCCTTCGTTATCAGTCAGTTGTGGTTGCAGTGCCACCCTTTGTGGTACTTGCGGAACGAGTGCCGGTGCTGTTGTTTGTGGTAGCGGCGGCAGGGATATACACCGCATTATACCAGTTATCATAAGTGGTCTGGTCGGTGCTTTCGCAGGTTTTGGACTTCACCAGACCGGACGGGAGTGCCGATGCCTTGAGGGACAGCTTTTCCGTCTTGACGCTCTTGCTCTCCTCCGTGGTCTCGCCCTCGGTTGCAGGACGGGATGCCGAGCAGCAGTACAGCACATGACGGATGTGATTCTTGTCGCCGTCGAACTCAAACATCAGTGCAAACTGCGATGTTTCGGCATCATTGCGTTCTACAAGTACGCCCTTGCTGTCGAGCTGTTCCCCGAGAATTGCAGTTGCAAAGTCGGTCGTAATGAGTGCAACTTCGAGATCACCGTCATAGCCTGCGTTGTTGTTGATGACGTAGTACACGCAGTTATCTGCGTAAAAGTTCTCGTTTTCGCCGTTGGCGTCAATGCTCAGCGAAACAGCACCGGGCAGACGCACGGGCGTTGCAAATGTCGGCACACCGTCTTCAGACCATGCCGTGATCTTTGCCCAGTGAACCTTGTTCAGACCGAACTTGACCTTGTTTTTCTGAAGTGCCATATTCATACCTCCATGATATAGAGGACTTCATAGAGCCGTTCCGACTCAATCCATACCTCAGATTTTGTGTAATAAATGTTGTGCTGCAAGAGGACGTCCTCCACACGCTGTTCCGTATCCGGCGATTTTTCATCCGTGTATAATTCAATGTGCAGCCGCTTGAAGCTGACATACATCAGATTATCCGCACCGAATGTATTTTCACCGGGAGACAGAAACAGCGTGAATGGAGGATCCGGGCTTTCACCCTCTGCGAAGTGATGGTAAGCAAAGGGCAGCCCGATCTCCTGCATCATTTCATTGATTTCCTCGTAGGTCACGAATATCCCTCCTTATGACAGTGCCTTTTCGATGAGAGATTCCAGCATCTCCTCACCATGCTGTTCCGCCGGTGCAATATGCGGGATAGCAGCTACACGACTGCCACCCCTTTTCGCATGACCGTGTTCCAGCAGATGTGCGATCTGGTAGCGGTTTTTGGAATGCACCGTCATTTCGAGTGTATGGCTATTCTCCTTCACCTTTTTTGCCGCCCAGCTTTTCTGATACCGACCGGACTTTTTCGGAGCATTGGCGGAAATCTCGTTCTTGACGGCGGTCGCTGTCTTTCTCACAGCCTTTTTCATCGCTGTGTCCGCAAGTTCAGCATACTCGGTCAGCCCCTTCATGACCTCCGATGCCAGATCATCAATAGATGTCATCCTTTGCACCCGCCTTTCTGGATTCACAGATCAGTTTCATATAGTCCTGTGTCTGGAAATTCGGAACAATGCCTTTGATGTCGTAGTCCAGACCGTCAAAACGGATTCTGTACACAGTTGACATCATCCGCTTTGTCTGAGGAGTTTGCCGGATAATGGCATCGATTTTCTGTATCGCTCTGGTCACGCCGGTGTCCGTCTCCTCTGATGCACCGTTATTGGATACAGTCACAGAAGCCCAGAGGGAGAACACCTCCTCCCACTGAGCCTTGTGATTGCCGATAGCATCCTTTTTGACATGATTTTCAAGGACAGCAATGCGCTGATTCAGTTTTCCGATCTCCATCAGACGATGCCCTCCCTCTGTGCGAACAGCAAAGCTCTGAGCGTTAGTGTCAGTGCATGATAATCAGCAGTATTGCGGTTTTCGTAGAGGTAAGAAACAGTGTACAGCATAGCCTGCCGGGAGGTTTCCTCATTTTCCGCGAGCTGCTTTTCATTCATACGCCCCACATCCATCACGAGCCGCTGCGCCGTATCGATCAGAGTGAGGATGAGCTTGTCATCCTCTGGGTGGTCAACACGGAGATAATTCTTGGTTTCAGGTAGTGAGATCAGATTCATCAGCCGTTACCGCCAGTATTGCCGCCAGTCGTACCGCCGCTCGTGGTGTTGGACTTCGTGCCAGCCATCTTCAGCACCTTCACGGACTCGGGAAGGATAAGACGACCGTCCACACGCTGAGTAGTGAGGAAACCGACCTGATCGGTACGGGCATACAGCTCGTTCAGACGGCGGAAGGTACGGTTCTGTCTGTCAGCCACCCAGTAATTCTTCATGTCACCGAAGAGGAGAACACGCTCACCCTTGGCGATACCGGGCATGAAGGAAGATGTGCGGATGGGGCGACCGAGGAGCGTGTCGGGCTTTGCGATATCAAGGGACGGCTTCCAGAGGTAGTTGTCGTTCTTGTCCTTCAGCTTCATGAGCTGAAGCAGGATGGTCTCATTGCAGACGAACTGTGCATTTCTGCGGTAGGGAGACTTGAGGCTGTAGTAGAGGTCGAACACCTCGTCAAAGGTGATCGCCGTCTGGGATGCCGCAGTAACACCAAGCTCTGCACCGCCTGTCTCATCGAGGATACCGAGAGGCTTTTTGTCGCCGTCACCGGTGAAAAACGCACGCTCCTCAGCATTGCCCATTGCAACACCGAAACGTGCAGCGATATAGCTTGCGAGGTCGAATGCGGAGTCGTGCAGAAGCTCGTTGCTGATCTTGATCATCGTACCGAGCTTGTATGCAGAGAGCGTGGTCTGACCGAATCTGGTGTCAGTCTCCGGGATCTCCTCGCCCTCGTCGATCCACTGTGCCTCCATCGTGTCGTTGGCGATAGGGATCTTGCGGGTACCGGAGTTGGTCTTGATGACCGTAGCCATCTGACGGAAGATGTTGTTCTCCTCCAGCGCCTGGATCAGTCTGCGCTCGAACTCATCCGGCACAGTGTAGCCGCCCTCGGTGTCCTCACCGACAGAGAGTGCGTTGCGGACTGCAAGCTGGTCACCCTTGTTGCGGATCATATCCCAGAATGCGCCCTTGTACTCGTCGGTTGCGGTCGGGTTAGTGGGCGGCGTGTTCTTTGCGCCGGGAGCGTTGGTGACGGGACGGGAGGTCGGTGCGGACAGTGCGGCATCGAGGGCTGCCTGCTGTTCCAGACGCTCGATCTCTGCGCCGAGAGCCTGCACCTCGGATGCCATCTTGTTGTACTGCTCGACTGCGGATGCCTCAACGAGACCGTTCTCACCACGGTGCTTTTCAAGAAATGCCTTAGTCTGCTCCCACAGGGTATTGCGCTTTGTGCGAAGTTCCATGATCTTGCTCATATTCATTTCTCCATTTCTCCGGATAAAATCCGGCGGTCATAAAAATAACAGCCTGCTTATCTCATAAAAGCAAGCTGCTGTTTCAAAATTTCATACGGCATTGCGCCGTCCTTTGTCCTGCCGTCCATGCCGATCACAGGCATATCGGGAACAGTCACAGTCAGTGCTGTATCCGTCAACCTTTTTTCGGCAGGTTTCGGTGCTTCAGTTTTGTCATCGGGAGTGTCGTCCGAGTCGGCGGTTTCTGCGCCTGCGGTGATCTTTCCCAAGATGGTCTGCCCCATGATACGGGTACTGTACTGCCAAAGGGCATCGCCGGAGTCCAGCTTGAACGGCTTCTTTTCGGTTTCCTTCTTTTCATCCCCGTCCTCGTCACCGCCTTCCTCGTCGGGCTTTTCGGGATCGTCCGGATTCTCAGGCTCATCCTCCTTCTTGTCCGGCGCAGGCTTTTCGTCAAAGAGGATCACATCGGCAAAGCCAAGCTCCACAGCCTTTTTCGCATTGATCCAAGTTTCATCGGACATGAGCTTGCTGATGCGGTTGTGAGAAAGCCCGGTTTTCGCCATATATGCGTTGATAATGCTCTCCTTGACCTCGTTGAGCGTTGCGATGGCTTTCTCCATATCACGCGCATTACCCATTGCAATTGTGCTGGGATCATGCACCATCAGCAAAGCCGTCGGGGACATCTCCACGGTGTTGCCGGCCATTGCGATCACGCTTGCCGCCGATGCTGCGATGCTTGCGATTTTTACAGTCACCTTGTGCGGATAATCACGAATCATCGTGTAAATCTCGGCAGCGGCGAACACATTCCCGCCTGGACTATTCAGCCAAAGTGTAATGTCGCCTTCCTCGGCATACAGCTCATCACGGAACGACTGAGGCGTGATCTCATCCCCCCAGAAGCTCTCCGAGTCGATAGGTCCTTCGAGCCGGAGGACTCTGCCGCCGCTGTCATCGTGAATCCAGTTCCAGAACTTTTCCATTTACATACCCCCATTCTTGTACTTCTTCCTGCGTTTCTTCCGCAGGAATCTGTCATCGGTTTCCTCGTCCGGATTTTCATCCGGCTCATCCTGTTCCTCGGTGTCGGGCTGATCGTCCGTATCATTACCGGACTGCTTCGGCTGATATGCCGCATACGCCGCACCTGCATCCTCCAGCTTGTTATACGAGCCGTTCAGGTAGTAGTCATTGCCGCCCTGATCATCGGGAATCAAATCCATATTTTCCAGACGGCGCACATCGTTGGGAGACATAAAGCCGTTGCCGACACCGATGGCGTATGCGTTCATACGGCTCTGGTAGTCGCCGCGCATCAGACCGTCCACATTGAATTTCGGAAAATACACATCCTGTTCTTCCTCCAGAAGAAGGTCTTTCATGATGCCCTTTTCGATACGGATGATCCACGGCATAAGAGAATACTGCACGAATGCGATGCCCTGATGCTCAATGTTATTGAAGGTGCTGCGTTTCAAATCCTGCACCAGATGTGGCGGAACCTGAAACATACGGCAGATTTCCTCCACATCGAACTCGCGGGTAGATAAAAACTGCGAATCCTCCGGCGGCAGGGAGATCGGCTTATACTGCATACCTTCTTCGAGGACTGCGATGCGGTGTGCGTTCCGTGCGCCGCCGTATGCCTTTGTCCAGTTGTCGCGGATCTTCTGCGGATCCTTCAGCACGCCCGGATGTTCGAGGACTCCGGCAGGCTGCGCTCCGTTTTTGAAGAAGGCGCTGCCGTATCGCTCTACAGCCATGACAGCACCGAGCGCATTTTTCATCATTGCTATCGGTGAGAATCCGACCAGTCCATTGAAGCCCAGACCGGGGATGTGCAGAATTTCATCCCTGCGAAAAATAATGTCCTTGTCATGCTCGCCCGGTTTTTCATCGGTGTAAGCGTGATAGGTGTAAATGAGGTCGCCGCTTTTCGGATCACGGTCGATTTCCACATTTTCCGGCAACAGCGGATACAGACCGAGGATACCATTCTTGCCGTCACGGACGATTTGTGCATACGCATTTCCCCAAAGCAGCAAATGACACATCAGTGTCTCCCAGAATGAAAATGAACTCATTTCGGGATTTGGCTGCCGGTATAGGATTTTGTACAGCGGATGGTCGGTCGCCAGTTCCTTATCCTCGCCCTCGCCGGTGTATCTGTATAGGTGCAGCGGTAGTCCTGCAATCGTATTGGAAAGCAGTCTCACGCAGGCATAAACGGTCACAATCTGCATTGCGGTGCGCTCATCCACACGTTCTCCGCTGTGCGTCATGCCGAATACGAACAGGTTTCCTGAATCTCGGACATTGTCCTGAATATCCGGCAGCATCGGCGCGTCTCTTGGCTTGTTGATGCCAAGCCAGCTCAAAAAGCCCATAAACATTACCTCCTGTCAGATGACCACAAGATCATGGTCGGGTTCATCATATACAGATCCCTGCATTTCGTGACGGATACATCTGTCAAGTGCCATGATCCAAGCCACAATGCCGTCAATCTTTTCTGTCGATTTCTTTTTACTCGGTTTGATGTTCTCCGCCGCATCAATTTCAGCAACCACATTGCCCGCCATCCAGCGCAGGACAGGGTTGCCGCCGTGTATAAACTGCCCTTCGAGAATGAGCTTGTACAGTTCTTTCATCGGCGGGGACATATCCTTGAAGCCCATGCCCATCGGAACAACGGTAAAGCCGTCACCCTCAAGGTCGGTGATAAGCTGTGTGGCATTCCAGCGGTCGGCAGCAATTTCCTTGATGTTGTACATCGTGTGCAGCTCGTTGATCGTTTTCCGCACGAAATTATAATCGACCACATTGCCCTCGGTGATATGAAATAATCCCATGCGCTCCCATACATCGTAGGGAACATGGTCTCGGCGCACTCGCAAATCAAGCGTTTCTCTTGGCAGCCAGAAGTGCGGGACAACGATGTATTTCTCGCCGTCATGCAGCGGAGGGAACACCAGCACAAATGCCGTGATGTCCGATGTGCTGGACAGGTCAAGACCTGCGTAGCATTCCCGTCCCCGCAGTTTTTCAAGGTCGATAGGAAGATTGCCCCTGTCGTAGATATGCTCCGGAATCCATGCAACGATGCTACCAACCCACTGATCAAGACGTAGCTGACGGAATACATTTTCTTCCGCAGGATTCGTCAGTGCTTCACGGTGGGCATCACGCACTCGGTCAATGGTGATTGTGTATCCGAGCGATGGATTTGCCTTGTACCAAGATTCCTCGGCATTCCAGTCATCGCCGTCATTCAGTCCGTAGATGACCGGATAAAAGGACGGATCAATACGCCGTCCATCGAGAATGTCTTTTGCTTTGGTGTGATACTCGTAGCAGATGCTGTTGCGGTCAGTGCCGGCGGTTGTAATCAGGAAGTACAGCGGCTGAGTACGGGCATCGCCGGATCCCTTTGTCAGAACATCCACAAGGCTGCGGTTCGGCTGGGCATGAAGTTCATCCAAAACCAGACCGGATACATTCAGTCCGTGTTTTGTACCGACTTCTGCTGAAAGCACCTGATAGAATCCCACATTGCTGTAGTTCACCAGCCGTTTTGTCGCCGCCATGATCTTGGAGCGTTTCAGGAGCGCCGGTGTCATTTCCACCATTCGCTTTGCTACATCGAATACGATGGATGCCTGCTGTCGGTCGGCGGCTGCACCATAGACCTCAGCGGAAGGCTCATTGTCGGCGTAAAGCAGATACAGTGCAATTGCCGCCGCAAGCTCACTGTTGTGCGTAGGCATAAACGATGTTCCTGCAAGATATTGGTGGCTCGGACTGTCCACCTGAATGCACTGCATTTTCACAGGATGATCCACAGGCTGAATGTCCAGTAAATAATGAAAACAGGAGCGAGTTTCTTCCACCCGCGCCCGTGTGCGTGTGTACTTTCGTTTCAGTCTTGATGTCGGCTGATCGTCAAAGGTAGTAAACCGGACGATATACAAAATCTCTCCGGTCGGCCACCCATGCCGAGTAGAAGGCTCACATTTCACTGCATTTTTGATACCGAGCGACCACAGCAGTTCTCTGACGGAAAGCGCCAGTTCTCGCAGTGTTGTGACATACACACTTTGCCCCTTTCGTTCGCCGATACAGCCGTCCGAATCCATCAGACCTTGCAGCAATGCCCACCGCTGCTCTGTGGATGCTCTCAGATATTCCGGTCGGATCTTTTTTTCACGGAAGCTGTCAAGCAGGACCGCCTTCAGTTCACTGTACTTTATGATCTCACTGCCGCCGCATTTCTGCGGATAACGGTTGTGTACCTTATACGGAATATTCGAGATGATGTCCTCGACATCCTCCGTCCGAACAGTAATCTCCGGCTTGGTGGCATTGCCGTTTCCGAGCCAGTAGCCGTACAGATATGGATCAATCGGTAAATCTGCCGCCTTTGTCTGAAGGACACCGCATACCGGAATTCGGATAAGGGAATCCCGCTTTGACTGCGGTCTGTCGGAAAAACGCTGTCTGTATTCCGAAGTCCTGCGATAGATCTCACCGGTTGTCCAGAGGACATCTTTGCACTTGCCGTAAATATACTGACAGTTCCACAGATGCCGTTCTCCGGCGATGATCGAAGTGCCGTCTTTGAAGGTCAGCTTGTAGGCTTGCTCTGTATCATCCACAGGGCTTTTCGCAACCACATGGCACGGATTTCCGTTCTCATCAAATACAGTATCTCCGACCTTCAGATCGCCCATATTGGTGAATCCCTGCGGAGTCGGAATAGGCGTATCCAGAGCGAGCTGCTTTCCATTTTTCTTTGGAATTTCGACATAGGCTGTGCGGAATTGCCTCGTATCATCCTCTTTGACGATGCCAAAAATGTCACGAATGATCTGTTCCTGCCACGGCAATAACCAGAACGGCTTTCCCGCCCATCTGCCTTTGGTATGGCACAGGTTTTCAATGAAGCGCACAGCCCTGTCCGCCTTCGCCGCATCGTAGTGCGATTCCGGCAGCATGAAGCGTGTCGGCTGGTAGTTCTTCAGCTTCGGATAGTTTTTCGGGCGCTCCCGCGCCCTTGCCGTTCCTGCCATCAGCCACCTCCGAGCAATTCATCCATATCGTCAACGGCAGCGTTTTTCATATCCGCACCGGCTGTGATACGGCTTCTTGCCGCCGGAGTCAGACCGAACTGCTCTGCGATCTTATTCATGATTTTCAGATAGGTCTGAGCAATGGACACCTGCGGAACCTGCTGCCAGTAGCCGGACTTCGTTTTTACAATCGTACCGTGCTGCGTCATAAATTCCTCGGCTTCCTTCCAACGGGCGTATGCCTGACAGTACGATGCGAATGCCGCCTGATCGACCTCGGTTAGCACACCGATCTGTTCGAGCTGTTTAGACAGCCTGCGCCATTCCTTTTTCGCTTCCGGCTCCAACCACTTCGGACAAGGCGGCGCTTTGCGTTCCGGCTTCGGCTCTGCATCATTCAGCGGACGCTTGCCCGGATTTCCTTCCAGCTCTTTGATCGCTGTCGGCTTTGGTTTTCTGCCTCTCTGAGCCATCCGCATCACTCCTTCCTCAAAAAATCTGCATAAAGAAAAGACCTGCATGCTGCAAGCCTCTCCTATGTATAAAACCACCATGAATTTATCCGTTCAGCATATCCAGCATCAGCCTTGCGCCGTCACGAAAGCCTCTCGTGTAGCTGTCCTCTGAGGTGATCGATTCCATCTGTCGGTGAAGGTCGATCAATGCCTCGAATGCTTCCGCAGTATCCGCTTTCATTCCGTCAGCGATCTGATTGTGCAGATCTTCCGCGCGCCCGTTCAGGTTGTCGTAATCGTCCGCCCTGACCTTGATATCTGTAGGTGCGCTGATTCTGCCCCGGTATAACTCGCTGATTGCTCCCATCCGCTTCACCTCCTTGCCGTGGGGCGATGGGGCGGCTTTGTGCTGCCGCCCGCCGTCCGTTTTGTTCAGTTGAACTTGTCGAGGAGCATCCGAAGGACTGCCTTGGTGTCCTTGTCAGCCGCCCTGACATCCATGCCCCGGTCGTAGTTGAAAACCGTCTCGCCGTTGCGCTCAATCCAGATCTTCGAGGCTCTGCCCTCCTTGTAGCCGAACTCGCTGGGCTCCTCGAAGTGCTTCACGCTGTAGCGGTATTCCCTCCCGTTGTAGTTGATCGTGCCGTGTGTCCACATAGTGTTTACCTCGTTCTTTCGTAGTTTTCGGTAGGCTTTGCCCTTCCGTTGTACCCATATTACCATAGGTCGGCGGATATATCAAGCGGCTAAACTGCCAGAATGTGCAGGGCGATTTTTCGGCGTTTGTTGTACATATTATGCCTTTCCCCAGAAGGCGCACAGTCGCCCTGTGTGGGCGGCTTTCAGTGTGGGGCAAGTTATCCGCAGGAGCCTCAAAAGCCGCGACACAGGCGAACGTGGCGCGGAACAGCCCCTCCGCAGAAGGACTGCTCCGTTTTGGCAATCAGCCGCCGTAGTACTCCTCGATGTACTGTGTGCCGTCCTCCTCGGTGACCACGCTGGGGAACCGTACCTTGTGTCCCTGCTCGGTCATGATGCCCGCGGCAAGGTCGGCGATCTCACCGAGGAATGCCATGTCCCATTCGAGGTCGGGGTTCTCGGTCAGCACCTTGCAGAATTCAAAGGCTGCCTCGTAGATGTCATCGTTGCGGTCTGCTTGCGCATCGGTCAGTTCCAGATTCTCGGCTTCGCCGCACTTTGTAGTGTTCTCGTTCATGTAGATTTCCTCCGTTTTTCGTTGTTTTCGGTTCGGTTTCCCGTTCCGTTGTACACACTATAACTCTTTTTTCGCACATTATCAAGCGTGAGTAATCACGATCATACCGGCTGTTTTTTGCACTGAATTGTGTACATTATAGCTTGCGGTAAATTGCGCCAGAACGCGCAGTGTGGGCGGCTTTTATCTCAGGGCAAGTGATCCGCAGGAAAGCCGTAAGCCACCACACAGGCGAACGTGGCGCAAGTCAGGGCTTGCTGTTTCTGCCCAGCTCGTAGGCTCTTGCCAGCATCATGCGGAGCGTCATTATGCTGACCTCGGTGGTATCCGCATCAATGCCCCGGAAGTCCAGCCCGCCGCGCTCAGCAAGCACAAGGCTTTCTTCCATTGCGATCTGCTCCAATGCCTTCTGGATTTCGGTATCCATGTATGCGCTCCTTTCGGTGGATGCCGCCCCTCCGGAGAAGGGCGGCTCGTTTTCTCAGCCTGCGAAGTTTTCAAGGTAGTCGCTGATCGCCTTTGCCGTTTTGGTGTAGTCCGCTGCGGTTGGGCGGTAGCCGTACCACTTGGGGTCATTGTAAGCCGTCCAGACGTAAAGCCCGTCGTGCTTGCCCCAAAGGTCCTCGAACTTCACCGTCAGGCTGTCGATCTTGCCCTCGGTGCGGTTCAGCACCGTGATCAGGATGCCGTAGCGGCGGTCCGCCTCGATGCATCTTGCGAACTCGACCTTCACCGTGGTGGTGTCGGTCAGGCGGGCGATGCAGGCGCTTCCGACCAGCTTGGGGTTCTTCATGGCGGTGACCTTTGCGGTCATCTTCTTCAGTTCGGTTTCAAAAAAGTTCATGGTGGAATCCTCCGTTTGTTTTATTCGGCGGGGCGTTTGCCCTTCCGTTGTGTCACATATTACCATGATCTCCCCGGAATAGCAAGCGGCTAAACTACCAGAATGTGCAAGGCGATTTTTCGCTGATTGTTGTACATATTATGCCGCCGCCCGAAGGCGCGGAGCAGAGCCGAAGCCCTGCCCCTGATGCGGTCAGAGCATTACGCGGATGCCTTCGACCTCGTAGTCGTCCATGACATGATAGTCGTTGTCGTTGCGGGTAATGGAATCAAGCCCATACACCGTACAGCCGAGCCGTCTCATCTGATGCAGTGCTTCAATCAGAACTGTGGTTTTTGCCGTTACCACAATGGTTGTGATATTGGCAATGCGGAGCGTGTTAAGAAAATCCTCCATGTCGCCCTCGTTCGGCAGGTCGGTCACTTCGTACTTGCTGCTGTTGTGACGGCGGCTGTCCTTGTAGTTCCACAGTGCCTTCCTTGCACCGAGGCTGTAGCCCGACTTCTGACCGTTGCTCTTGCGTTCGTAGATTTTGCGATCCATCTGTTCAAACGTGTAAATGATATCCATGTATTTTCTCCTTTCGGCATTCGGCTGCCCGGTGAAGGGCAGCCCCGCCTTTGTTTTAGTCAATAATGTGCAGCACCACCATGCCATTCGGTGTCGGGATGAAGATTTCAGGCTCCCAGAAGATTGCCTTGTACTTTTCGATCTGCTCATCGGTCAGCCCTGTGAAATCCTCGAAGCCCAGTCCGCAGACGAAGAAGGTACCTTTGATCGGGCCGTATTTCTCAACCGTTCTGTTCCATGCAAGGTCATCGCGGAACAGCCCCTCCTCGTTGCACACAACGGCGATGTTGTCGGTTTCGCTCGGATACAAGGCCTGAATGTAGCCATCCACCTCCGCCTGAAGGTTCTCAAGGGTGTGTTCGATGTCCTTGACGTAGGGGCGCTTGCCGGGTTCGCATACCAGAATTTTCATGTAGATTCGCTCCTTTTGTATGATTCCGCTTGTCTGGCGGTAGTGACATATTAACTCTTTTTCTGCGATAAGTCCACGCCTTTTCGCAAAATAAATGTACCAGACATGAGCCGATATTTCAGGCGGAATTGTACATCGCAAAGAACGCGCACAGTCGCGCCGTGTGGGGCGGTTTTCCGCAGTGGCAAGTTATCCGCTGTCGCCATGAAAAGCCCCACACAAGCGAACGTGGCGGCTTATTCCGCCCTCTGCCGTGCAAGCTCTGCTCTGAGCTGTGTCAGTTCGCATAGCATCTCAAATGAGCGTCCGTACTGCTCCATGTATGCAGCGATGTCGTAGTCTGCGCAGCACAGCAGCTCGAACTTGTCGGTCACGCCGTTCTTTCCGACCGTGAACTTTGCCTTTCTCGGAAACTGCCGGTCGAGCGTGCCTTCAAAGCCGTGCTTGTTGAACCAGTCGATTGCGTACATCTCCTCGTTGGAAAGTACCCTTGTCGCTTTGATCAGGTCGATCATTCTTTCTCACCTCCGTATTCCTTAAGGTAGGCGTTCACGCGGTCGCCGTAGCCCATCTCAGCAAGCTCCTGCGGTTCAAGGACTTCCAGAAGTGCTTCCATTGCAATCCGCTCAGTGAGCAGTCCATCCGTTGAAAGGTTCGCAATGATTGCGGTCAGGCATCTGACCTGTTCGTATGTATCCATGTTCTTTCCTCCTTCGGGTTTGGCAGCCCCTCCCTGCGGAAGGGCTGCGCTGCTCCGTTCGTTTACTTGCTCTTGCGTCCTGCCTCATAGGCTTCTTTCAGGGCTGCTTCCAGTCCCCAGACCGAAACCTCGATGAAGTCCTCGCGGTCGCAGTGGCGGGTTTCGAGGTCTCCGCGCTCGGCTACCAGAATCAGGTGCTTTGCGGCAATCTCGTAGACCTTCTTGTCGATGCCCTCCAGCGGATGCTCGGCTCTCTGCAGCTCGCGCTCGTATTTGGCGATGCTGCTGTCCATGTTCTTCAGTGCCTGCGCCTTTGAGATACCGTAGACCTCAAGGCAGACCTCTTCGGTCATCTGCTCGGTGGCGGCTCTGCCGTTCCGCAGGAAGTTCAGGGTGGTCTTGATCTCGTTCAGCTTTTTCTTGGTCATGGTGGTGTACCTCCGTTTTTTGTTTTCGGCTGGGCTGTCTGCCCTTCCGTTGTGTCACATATTACCATGATCTTTCCGGAATAGCAAGCGGCTAAATGTACAGAATGAAATCGGCGTATCTTCGTCATTTGTTGTACATAGTACACCATGCCCACAGGAAGTTCACAAATGCGCCAGAATGCGCCGTGTGGGGCGGTTTTCCGCAGGGGCAAGTTCATCGCTCACCGCAGGAAAACCGCACACAGGCGAACGTGGGGCAAGCCAGCCCCGCAGGGCTGAACTTGTCAGCCCTCGGTCGGCGGAATCCACTGTCCCGTCCTTTCATCGAAAAGGTAGTAATACGGGATGCCCCAGTCGTCTCTCATCAGCGAAACAACGCTCTTGTGGGTGACCGCAGGCTGCATCGGCTCGTTGCGGTCGCGGTGGTATGCAACCGTCACGCCCTCCGCGGGCTTCTCGAAGCTGTGCGGCTCGTCCGCATCCGGCGCAAGGCGCTCACCGAGGATGCTGATGTCTCCGAGGGCAAGCAGCGCCTTGACCTTCTCTGCGGTGTTGTAATGCTCGGTGAGGATCGGCATCTGGTGGTCGGGGTAGCCGTCCCAGTGGCAGTAGATCGTTTCCGTGGTGCCGTCCTCGTGCAGGATGCCGATTCTTGAATTCGTGCTCATGTTCATAGACCTCCGTTTTTTTTGTTTTCGGCGGGCTGTCTGCCCTTGCCGTTGTGTCACATATTACCATGATCTAGCCGATAAGTCCACGTCTATGTGCAAAATAAATCGTAGAAGAATCGCCGTATTCACCCTTTCGTATTGTCGGATGTACACATGAGTGAAAGGGTGGAGCAGAGCCGAAGCCCTGCCCCTGTTGCGTTCACCCCTTCAGCTCATCCTCGGTCATCAGCCTGAAGTTTTTGTCCTGCCAGAAGGAAATGTAAACATCGTAGCGGACATCCCATTCGCTTTCGTAATATTCGTCTGCTTCCTCATCGTATTCCTCGCTGGTCTCGACCTCTGTATAGCTGTAGACCTCTCTCTGCTCGAAGCCCTCGCCCCAGCCGTCGCTGTACTGTCCGCTGAGGTATTCCTTGAGCTGTGCTGTGTCATCATCCGTCCAGTCGTCATCTACCTCGCAGGTGGCAAGTCCGTAGAGCTTTCTGCCAACCCACTCTGCGCTCATTGTGACCTTGTGGAGCTTTTTGTAGTAGGTTGCGCCGTGGTAGTCGTCTGCGTACTCGGCAAGGTCGGTATTGTCGTTCTCCAGTGTTTCGATAAGCTCTGCGGCGTACTCCTCGGCGGGGGCTGTGAAGCAGTTGCTTTCGCTTGCAATCTGGGCAATCAGCGGATTGTAAATTTTCAGGGTTTTCATGGTGGTGTACCTCCGTTTTTGTTTTCGGCGGGCTGTCTGCCCTTCCGTTGTGTCACATATTACCGCCTTTTGCCTGAAAAGTCCACGCCTATGTGCAAAATAAATCGTAGAAGAATCGCCGATTTTCGCAGTTATAACTGGTACATATACCAACGCCCCACAGGAGGCTCACAAACGCGCCGTGTCGCGCCCGAAATCCTCCCAACAAACAAGCGGCGCAGAGCCGTAGAGCCCCACACCGCCCGTTGTACGCCCCTTATTCGGGAATGTACTTGTCGTGGATGATGCCGAGGATCTTGTCCTGTTCATCGATGCTGATGCCCATGCTTTCGAGGGCTTCCCTCGTGCCGCAGTCGGGGCAGATCAGTGTATCGTTGTCGTAGCGGGACAGCGCCGGTCGCTCGGTGTAGGTGCGTCCGCACTTGGGGCATTTGCGTGGTTCGTTTACTCGGTCTTTCATTTGAATTCCTCCTATGTAGTTGGTGGTGTGCCGCCCGAAGGCGGCAGGCTGCTATTCTTCGGTTCGTTCGGTGTGGCTGAGGATCTCTGCGGCGCTGCCCGACTCTGCGTATCCGCAGTCCCAGATGGCGAGGAGCATCTCCTCGTCGGTTTCGGGAACCTTGATGCTGTAGGTGATCTTCCGTGCCCGAATGTCGATCAGCATCTTGGTGGTGATCTCAAGGAAGTCGGCGGGGATCTCTCTGGTCGTGCCGTCCTTTGCGATCAGGCGGACTCCGTGGCGGCGAAGGCTTTCAATATGTTCTTGGCTGGTCATGTTCAGGACTCCTTTGCGTTATTTTCCCTTGCGGTAGTGACATATTAACTCTTTTCGGGGCTGATTGCAAGCGGCTAAATGTACAGATCATGATGGGCGATTTTTCGGCAGTCATTGTTCAATTTATGCCTTGCCCACATTTGCGCCGTGTCGCGCTGTGTGGCGCGGTTGACTGAGATGGGATAACCGTTCGGAGGATACCCCTTCCGCCCCACACGGGGCGACGTGGGCGCTGTGTGTGCGCCCGTGCCGTTCCGCTTTGCATCCGCCCCGCAGGGCAGGCCGTTAAGGCCTGCCGAAGCGGAATGCGTTGTCGCCAGTCAGGTTTTCAGTTAAAACCGTTCTGGCAGTCTCGAACTCGGCTCCGATAAAGCCCATTCTCATCAGCCAAGTCCGCATTGCGAACTTTTTGTTTTCCTTCTGCTGTTCCTTGGGGCTTGCGCTTCTGAGGTCCTTTGCCATCTGGCTCATTGCGAGGCAAAGCTGAATG